ATCACATGACTAAACTTAGTTACCAATTTTATGACGAGCAAAACAATTGCACGCATTTAGATCATCCTACTACAATACCGCCTATGGTTGGCGACATTATGAATTTTTCAACTATTGAAAATATCATTTATTACAAAGTAGCAAGAAGGCAATTTGAGAAAGACACATTAATCATAATCTTAAAAAAGTTATAACCATGGCAAATCACCAACAATGGCAAGACCTTACGATCATAGAGAAAATTGATCTGGTAGGCAAGGTTACACACCTTTTACAAAATGACGAGGATAGCTTTAACGCTTTTAAAAGCTGGGTAGGAGCAAGCGAATTGCTTGGATTGTTTAACGAGGTAAAAATCAACAATGAAGGAAATTCTTAATTACATTAAATTATACACTGGTTGCAATGATCATGCATTAAAAAGGATTGAGGCAATGCTTGAGCCTAGATTGCAACCAGTAGTGGTAGAAAAAATCATACATGTAGAAAAATTTGTCAAGCGCAAGCCAAGACCTAAAACACCTCTAATAGAATGGAGTGCAAAATACTGCGAGGAAAATAACATCACATTTGAATATGTTGCACAAGCACGCAGACTGCAAGAAATTGTTGACATACGCGATGCTTATATAAAGCAAGCATACTTTGAAGGTTATTCGCCTACTGAAATTGCAAGGCATTTAAAAAGGAATCATGCCACGATCCTACACACTATAAGTAAATAGTTCCCCCACTATTATTCTTAACGGCTCTCAAGATTTGTTTTCTTTGAGGGCCGTTTTTTTTGTAGCTTACATGAATCCATGCATAGTTAAATTCATTGATCACTTGATCAAATGGCAGCTTGGCCACAATAAAATCAAAGATTTGCTTATTGGTAATATCATGACTATGGCCATCAACATCTAGGTCAAGCGCTTCACCTTTGCAATGTTGTGAGGTAGCGCTGCCCTTAATGGCCTTATTCAAAGCCTTGGATCTGTACCCACTGGATATGTAAATAGGCACTCTAAACTCTGCACGGATCGGCTCAAAGATATGCTCACAGATAGCCTTTAGATTTTCAATATGCTCTTGTGTTGGCATATTGGATATGCCTAGGCGCTTTGCAGTTTCGGATCTAATTAACTCGCCTAGCGTAACATGTTGAGAAATGACCATAAATATCGCTTTAAAATGAATATAGCTGCTATGATGATTATAAGCCAAAATAAGCGGCTCTCTGCTTGTTTCTTATACTTATGTTCTGCTTGATATAAAACTTTGTAGAATCGCACAGAATCGGCAAGAATACCTATCATGCGCATATCTTGCACATAAGCCGTTTTAATGTCTTTTACTTTTATAGTTTTGACAATCGTTTTGCCTTGCTCAGTCAATGTCACAACATTGTTTATTGTGTCGCGCTTGTAGTCAAAGATTGTGTCTTGTAAAATTGTGGTGTCGCTTAAAGTTAAAATTATAGTATCATTGGCGCATGGATGATCTAGGGCCAAGGTGTTAAAGACGCGATCACTTGCCTCTCTATTGTTAAGCACTAAGCGCTCGGCCTTGCGGATCGGATTGCAAGCAGCTAAAATCAAAATAGCTATTAGTAATAAATATACTAATAGCAGCTTACTTTTTGGTGCCATAGCGCGGATCGTGTGGATTTAACCAGTTAATGATAATAGGCAAAATAGAGATCACACCAGCGCTTATGCACTCTTCAAGTGTCACCTCGTAGATATTGCCTTTAGTTATGATCATGGTAAGGATTGCCGTCAAGACCATCTTAAGCCATGATCCATAAATACTATTAAGAAATTTCATCTTTGTTGATCTTTTTTGTGGCATTGTAGTAATACCTTATTGCCATAAAACCAGAGATGATAGCAACCAAACCGGCCACTAAGGTCACAAATGGTTGCGCTTGTGTTACTGACAAAGTCGCGGCGGTCATTGACACGCCGGTATTGATTAAGGCTTGGCTGCTATCTTGTGTCATTTAATCTTCTGTTTTAATCTCTTCTGCTGGCTTTTGCTCTTGCTCAAGCTGGCCGAAAAAAGTTAATAAAGGCAATCCAAACTCAGTCGGGATCTTGTTAATAAAGGCCTTTAAATCGGCCATGTGTTGCTCGTTTAATTGTAACATAATTTTTAATTTTACTGCAAATATAACTATTTGTTTTTTAATTCGTCTATTTCAGCTTTAAGTTCTTGAATTGCTTTTACTAATACCGGTACTAAATTTGCATAATTCATAGCATAATATTCTGTTGTATCGTCTATATCTGTTTGCACGGCTTCTGGTATAATATTTAAAACATCTTGCGCAATAAATCCTAAATTTGGAATTTTTCTTTCATCTATTTTGAAATTAAATCTTTTTGGTATTAATTGCAATACTTCTTTTAATCCATAATTAGATAATACAATATTTTCTTTTCTCCTTTCATCGGAATTTGTCCAAGTTCCGCCCGTTGTTTGATAACCAACTTTACTCCATCCGCTACCATCTGCATAATAATATGTTGCAAATTGATTTGATCCATCAAGTTGCATTGCCCAAAATCTTCTTGCTCCGGTAGTATTATCGCCTATTCTAATAGCAGCACCCGCACTTCCTATTGTATTACTACCGGTGCCACCATTTAATTGAAATTCATTTGAACTTGCAACCCAATACATATTGCGAGTTGAAGTTGCTAAAGAACTTCCAAAAGTAATATCACCGCCTGAATGTATTCTCATTGCCTCTGGTTGTGTACTGCCATTAGTAACATAAAATGCAAATCCTTTTGTAGAAGAAGTGCTATCACCTGCATACATTTTAAATAAAGAACTATCATTTGAAAGATATACTCCATTTGAAGCAGTAGTGCTACCTCTAAATAATACTCCACCAGATGAGTCAATTCTCATTCGTTCGGTACCACTCCAATCTCCAAAAGCTAAAACATTTGCACTTGGAGAACCTATTAATGCACCAGAAGTTCCAGTTGCAGTTGTTACTCCAAATTGCCAAGCCTCACTTTGACCAGCAACAGAAAGTGCAATACCTGGAGCAGTTTGTCCGATACCAACTCTGCCACCGCTTGTTATACGCATTTTTTCAGTAACAGACAAAGCAGCACCAGCAGTTCCGCTTGCACTATTGCCAAAAATAATATCACCATTTGAACTATTAATCATTATAGATGGCTCGGAGTATCTTGCCAAAAAACCTCCATTATAATAAAAATTAGAACCTATATAAACATCATTTGAAGAACCCGAAAATGTAACAAAATTTCTACCAGAAAATAAATGAGGAAAAGTAGATGTTGTTGGTGGCGTAGTACCAATCCCAACGCTACCAGTAGTAGAAATTTGCATTTGTTCAGCACCATTTGTTCCAAAAGCTAAAGGTGTATTTGCTCCGCTTGTTCCATAGTTTGTTGTTATTAAACCTATTGAGCCTGTATGTGCAATAGCTATTACATTATTATTTGATGAACTAGCAAGTAATATACCTTCATAAGAATTAGAACTTGCCATCTTTACAAATAACTTGGGAGAACCTAATGCTGGGGCAGTTGTTGCATTGATGTAGATATTATCAGCCGTAACTCTACTTGAAAACGTAGCACTTGTACCACTTAAAGCACCAGTAAGCGTACCACCAGTTAAAGGTAGGTAACCAGCTAAAGCAGTTGTTGTAGCATAAGTGCTTGAGTCTACCGATCCGTCTGCTTTTAAAAATTGACTTGAGGTACCTCCGCTTTTTACTAAAGTAGTTGCGTTTAATGTACCTATGATAGTTGCAGCGTTGCCCGTCCCACTTGTTTTGTTTATATACAAGCCTTCGCCGTTACCGCCTTTGGTTATGTTTAAAGCTATGCCGCTACCGCTTGAGTGGTTAATAGTAAATGTATCACCACTGCCACTTGATGCAAAGCTACCAACTCCGGCAGTTAAACTATTTGTGCCTAAGGTTACATTCCCCGTTGCGCCGGTATAAGGCACATAAGTAGACGCAGCCGTAGCCGTGCTTAACTTGTTGTTAAATGTATTCCAGTCCGTACTGCTTAAAGCACCAGTTGCAGATCCACTTGCAAGTCCTAAACTTAAAGCTTGCGTGCTTAAGCTTAGTCCATTTGCAGTGCCTATTGTAACTGCTGCATGCCTTGCCGCCGTGTTAGCAGCTACGTCTGTATTTGCAGAAACTCTTGCCTCTGTATAATAAAGATTTGTATTCTCTGTTACTTGACTTGTATTGTAATCACCACTAGCAGCGATCACCGCGCCAGTGCGTCCAAATACTGAACTCACACCAGTAACCAATCCGCTCACGTTGCCGTTAAGCTTTTGAATAGCTTGTAAGATTGTATCTGTTGCAGCCACCACACCAGAGCCACTTGTATAACCAGTTAAAGTTGATCCTATTGCTCTAGCATTTGTAAAGTATAAACTGCCGCTCTCTGGCACATCGCTAGTTACTAAACTAACTGCACCAGTATATCCGTTAACCGAACTTACTGCGTCTGTGTTATCTACCTTATCCCAAGTGCTGCCGTTAAATATGATCCAGTCACCTATATTCCAACTTGTGATGCCGTTTATGTTTGTTGATCCAGCAGTTGAAACTATATAATAGTCACCTTTAGATCCTACGCTACTTGTAATAGTAGGTGTGTTTGTTGATGCATTCCAAGTACCCTCGTACATAACGCCACCAACCAAAGCACTAATTTGATTTTGTACTTTGCCAAATGCACCTAAGATGCTATCAGTATCAGCAATAGTTCCGCCACCGGTTAAATTAAGTCCGGTTAAAACTTTGCCAGTCACCGCGCTATTTACTAAACTAGGATTTGCATAAGTACCACTTAACTCACCACCAGCAGCAATGCCGCTTATAGTTGTTAAATAAGTATTGTTGTCATAGCTTATTGTGGTGCCAGATATTTTAACAAATCCAGTGCCATTTAAAGCTGCTTGCTTGTTATTAAACGTAGTCCAATCTGTGCTGCTTAAATAACCATTACTTGCACCACTAGCTTGACTTATGCTTACCACGCCACCGCTTACATCTATTGGAGCCGTGCCAGTAATTGCCGCTCTTGCTCTTGCATCTGTGTAATAAAGATTTGTGCCTTCTGTTAAATTGGTTGTGCTTTTATTTCCAAAAGCAGTGTCAAATCTTGCTTGAGTATAATAAAGATTTGTATTCTCTGGTACTGCTAAAGTATCTAGAGTCTGGAATGTCTTGTCACCTCTGTAATATTGCGCCGTTGTGCCGCTAGCTAAAAAGTTTTCTTTGCCGTTAAATGTATTCCAATCTGTGCTGCTTAAAAAACCATTTGTGCTGGCTCCGGCTTGGCTTATGCTTACAACTCCGCTAACCTCACTAAGTGGTGCATTTGCGCTTATTGCGTCATGCACTCTAGTATTTGTAAAATATAAGTTTGTGCCTTCTGTGACTTGGCTCGTAGTGTAATCACCATTTGCTGCAATGACTGCACCAGTTCTACCAAAAACACTCGTCACTGCATCTGTATTGTCATCTGTCCAGCTTGCAGTAATTGTGCCACCATCTTGCTGGTTTAAAGTTAAAACCTTTGTTGTAGTACCACTAACAGATGCGCTATTGATCTTGTCATTATATGCAGCATCCCAATTTGCCGTATTATCCGTTAAGTAAGAAATGGTGCCAGCAGTTGACTTAACTATGCCGGTGCCATTAAGATCGTCTTGCTTTGCGTCTAGCATTGCTTGTGTTGGGATAAGATAGCCACTAGCAAGACTAAAGATACCACTTGCACTTGAATACTCAAGTCCGGTAATATTCTCACTAATCGCTGCTCTTGATCTAGCATTTGTATAATAAAGATTTGTGCCTTCTGCAACTATGCTAGTTGTGTAGTCACCAGCTTGTCCTACTACGTTGCCCACTCTGCCAAATACGCTAAATACATTGCTTGGCAATGGGTACGCACCATTCTGTGTTACAACATTAACAACTGCCTCTGTGACGTTTATTTCTATGATCTCGTCCGTTACGTTTATTATTTCCATTTTTTATACTTTAGATATATCCTCTTGAACAATAAAATTACCCCAAAGATATGTTTTGACCTCGCCGCTAGGGAATGTCACATTCATATCATAGACATAAGTGCCAGCAGCTACATCTACAATTTTGTTTAAAGTAATTTGATTGCGATTTATACCTCCAATGCTTATGCTACTATTTGCAGTAGATAAGGTCAAAGCCACCACGCTACTTGTTGGCGTTGGTCTTACTTGTATTAAAATAGTGCAACCGCTTAAGTCAATCGGCGTAGTGTCTGCTAATAAAGCAAAGGTCTGCGCCCAGCTATCATTGCGCCAAATCTTTACATTGTATTGCGCCGGCCTTAAGTCAGCGCTTGTAGAATTACAACTCATTTTTATTATGGGTTTAATGGTATATCACAAGCATCGTAATCGGAATATGTGATCATGTTAAAGCTTACCTCAACACCGCTCAAATAGTCCTCAAACTTATCTAGTATTAAATTATATATTATATTGTCATCAATCTGCCAATCGTTTGCGCCATTCCTTAGCTTACTTATTATGTCAGCACATATTTGCAACTGATCGCTAGTTACATCTTGCTCAAACTCACCCTCAAGTCCAGCCTTGTCTAAAAACCATAAAGTGATATTATAGACTTGCTCACGGCCTACGTTAAGTGATCCGTTGTTAATTGCTACGCAAGCAATAGGAAATACCGGCTGGCTATCTGCGAATAGCCACTCTCTTGGCGTTGCATTCTTTATGCTTTTTATCATCGCATGCGTTGCCAGTATTGCTTTTAGTTCCGTTATTACTTGATTGTATGTCATTAAATTTCATTTTTACTCGCTCAACAAACTCGCGTTTATAACTGCGTATCTTCATAAGGATTGTTAAAATTATAAGGCAAATCAAGATTGCTAACTTTGCGTGTAGTGCCTCTTCTACCTAAATAGATCGGCGATGTGTAAGCTTGTATCTGTGGTGCAATAGCATCAAAGCCATCACCATATTGTAAATATTGCTCAAACATGGTGCTATTCTCTCTTAAATAGTCAATCAATCTTTGCTTGTAAAATTCGCCATTGCTCATGTACTTGCGCTCTAATAACTCAAGCTGGCCCTTAGATGGAGTGTTGCTCTCTTCTGCACCTTTCTGCAACACGCCTTTGCTAAAAAATTGAAAGCTGGTACTGATCACCATCTCGCCAATTGTAAACCAAAGCAAAGTATCTGTGATGTAATTATCAAGCAAGTTTTTTTCGTCTTGACTTAAATTGCCAATGTCAATTCCTTCTTGTAGTCTGTTATAAAGGCCAGATCCTAAAGCCGGCAATATAAACTTATCTTGAGCAAGTTTGATCACTGGCAAGATTTGCTTGCCATCTATTGCATCACTTATAGCGGTGCGACTTTTGACAAGTGTTTCTGTTATAAAAAGTATGTTTAAACTCATTTTTTATTTTTTTCTAGTTACTATTTTAATTTGCCATCTATGTCTGCAATATGGTCTATGATTGCCATTTGGCTCCGTAAACCAACCGCCTCTGCGATCCCAAACTGAATAACCTAAACGCTCACTAATATTCTCTATGTCGCTACGGCTCCAAAGTTTAGTCTTAGCCAGTTGCAACATCCTTGCACAAAATGGTCTATTTTTACTATCCTCTGGCCCAAAGTAAGTATATCTTAGCAACACCTCGGTCTTAGTTGTCTTATCACCGCCCGGAATTTTGCTTAAAGGCTCAGTCAATTGTCTAATTACTGGTGTGTAGTTGGGGTTTAAAATGCTTATCGCAACACCAGTCTGCGTTAAGTACCCCTCAAGCTTTAGCGCTTCAATCGCATTATCTATTTGCTCAACACTTTTATTTAAGACCTTTGCCATCACCTCTGGTGTCACACGCTTATCTTTGCTAATTAAATCTAGCACATTTGCTTTAAGTACATTAATTTCCTCATCTGCAAATTGCTCATAACCTTTAGCGTCATGCGTTTCTACTACCTCAAAATCTTCTACATTGTCACCACATGCTGCAAACTCATTCACTAGCAAATCATCTTGCATAGATGCAAAAGCTTGCTCTGTTGACGGATCATCATCAATGCCTAAGAAAGTGTCAACATCTGCATCTGTAAAGCCAAAGCCATTTTTAAGCATTAAAGAAGCTTGTGCTTTGTTGATCTTACCAGATCCAAATTGACGCACAATGCGCATCACATTTTGG